GCTACTCTACAGCCTAGAGAAGAAGTAGCCGCAAGTTGCTTGCAGTCTATGCTCCAGCAGTATGAAAATCCGCTCAATATAGACAACACCAAGATTAAGCAACTTGTAAGCAAGTCATTCTTGTTTGCTCAGGAGTTCATCAATCAGGCTGTTCTGTATCGTGAGAAGGAGACAACATCGGCAACCGTTGAGAACAACAAGTACGCATCAGTTGATTCTGATTCTCTCAGCAGCGACACCGAGAAACTGCTCTACAACATAGCTACAGCTATCAACAACTTTATCGCTCAGGATAAGAATCAGTATGCCGACCAGCAGAAGAACGGATTGAAGCTGGCTGCTACAGACGTAAATGTCAAGACCTTGCCTGAGAGTATCAATATTAATGCTGCTGTTACTGGTTCGGTAACTACCAAGCAGGAGTCCACGTCTAGTGGAACATAAACTTAGATAAATATTTTTTTGCTATATAAAAAATAAAGGGAAGCAGTCCGTGATGGATAGCTTCCCTTGCTTTATCTTAGCCTTAAACGACTAATCATTTAAAATGGATGCAAAGCGATTCTTGCTCTAACAGCCGAGCGGTTGCTTGCATCCTTAATCTTCTGTTTTTTATCATCAGCGAGTGCCCAGAATCTATCAGCACCATCAGGAAACACAATCATTAACCATTCATAAAGGCATTGGTTCACGATATAGTCATGCAAGTAGACGGTCATGGTATGTACACTTGTCTTAGAAAAACCTTGCGGCATCCTCATCGCCAAGTAGTAGGCATCCTCATCGTTGGTAGGCGAACCTATACACTCTTCCCACTCGTTGGAATCAAAGCCGCCACCGAGCATTTCCACCTTGGTGAAACGGAAAAGCATTTCTCTGCAATCCTCTACTGCTGAGTCTAGAATCCTTGCTAACTTATCTCGGTTTCCTTCCTCTGATACGTCAAACACATTCTTTAATTGTTTTGCATCTATACCTTTCTGCTTGGAATAAGAATCAGCAAAAGAAAAAGCAGTATTCTTGATGTCATATACCAACTCATTCTTTTCCAACTCTATCATCACTTTATATCCTTTATTACAATACCTCATATCCTATCCTCCTATCTTGTTGGTCTTTTACGTGTATAAATGATTGCGTCAATCTTTAGCAGCAAAACGTTTGCCTTGGAGAGATAATCTTCCACCTTATCCTTATAGACTACTGAGCACCATTCTGCTACTATTTTGTTGACTATATAACTAAAAACCGTTGATTCTAAGGTCTTAAATAAACTCTCATTAAAAAGGCTGCTTACTCTCAGACCAAAGACCTCGTTGCTGCCTGAGTCACACTTCTGCCATCCAAGAATACTCTCCAAGGCTACGGAAACATCATCAATGGAATCTTCCCAAAAGCCTTCCAGCATTTCTCTATCAGCTTCCGTCACAAACACTTGGTCATACAGACTTTTTCCGTTTTTATCCAAGTTCTTTCCTCCTATGTAGGCAGTAGTCTTTGCCACCTCCTCATAGATGTCACTTTTCGTGATTGTCAATGTGAAATTTTCCATTCTTTATCTTTTTATAGAGTTTATAACCTAATACGATTAGCAGCATGCAGAGTGCTCCAAAAGACCATACTGCATACTTCAACTGAAACTGCTCCCACTTGGAGAGTTGTTTTTCAACTGGGTAGGGAACTGGGATGGAATCTCTTTTCAGGAAGGAATCCACCTTCACCTTATACACATTTTTATAAATGCTCTTCTCATGCCATCGGTCAAGAAAGCAAGTATCTCCCTTCTGTCTGAAGAAGATGGAATCACGCACAAAAACGCTGTCAGAAGTATGCAGCGTATCGTGTTTTACTACGTCCCGACATATAACTTTTTCCATCGGGACGTATTTTGTCTTGCATCCCGACAGAAGAAAAGCCACCAGCAAGATACCAATCACGTAGAGTGCTACTTGCCAAAAATCAGTATCGTACCATTTTACTTTCATAGGCTAAACATTAAAGACCTTCTTTGCTCTTGTAAGAAACTTTCGTCTTGATTCCAAGCCGTTGGTTCCACCATTGATTGTCTTGGTAATAGCCACGAAACTATCACTATCAGCCAGTTTGTTCAGGTCATGTTTCCACCACCACCACATAGCACTCTTCGTTGCTCCTAGCGGAAGCTCCAGCAACTGAGGATTCTCCATGATGTCACCAGTGCAATACTTGCTGTTCTGATAAGCCTGATAGTTGGCTCTGCCAGTAATCTGAATCAATCCCCTACCCCGATACTTGTAGCCATCACCATCTTTAAGGTTGCCGAGCATGTTCTTCAACTTGCCCACATCATACCTATGGAAGTAGTACTTGTTGCCGAGTTCCTTGGTGTATCTCAGTTCACCACTTTCATGTGCAATTTGAGCCAAGAAATGAGCCATTCGCTTAGGAGCATCAATATGGAACACCTCAGCATAGCCATTGATATAAGGAAGAAACGCATCCACCTTATCCTTGGCATTCGGCATAATAGCCAAAATCTGTTCTCTTGTTACCTTCATATTACTTGCCCTCCTTCACTTGTTTCAGCATACTTGCGAGTTCATACTTCACCTTGCTCTCAAAGTTGCCTAGTTTTGTCTTGAAATAAACGTTTACCCCGAATATCGCTCCAGAGTAAACCAATGTCTGACTGACATACCACAGCACACCATCAGACACCACATAATTGTTGAGAAAGAATGATAGGAAGGTGAGTACAACACCACTCACTAGCATTCCTATAGCTGCACCATATTGCAATCCTTCACGTACATTTGGAGTCATATCTTATATTTATATATTATTAATAATATGCAAAGATAAGAAATGATTCCCAATTAGTTACTTTATCCGTTTATTGTGTGCCATATTTTGCTGGTAGGATGCAAGCAGTCAGGGTCTTGCAGATACTCGATAGCCATCAAAACCACCATTTCCTTCAACTCATCAGCATCTTTGCTATATCGCTCCAGCATCACATGATGGTCACTTCTCATCAGGTTCATAGTCACAGCCAAATCATGGATGGTATAGTCAGAAATATCATCCTGATGCTTGTCAAAGGCATCCTTTATCTCATCATCCGAGAAGAAAGGAGCCGTATGCTTGGTTCCGTCAGCATCCTCATACCACATCTTGCTGATAGCATCATCGGCAAAGTGCTTGTCAAAATGCTCTTCGCTCAACACACCATACACCATCGCACAAAGATGATGCTCCTCCACATCGCTCAACTTGCATGAGAGATACTTGCCGACTGCCTTAGCTATAGCCAACATCTGTTCAGGAGCCATTTCCTGCTGATACTTTTCTACGAAATCTACGAAATTCATACCTATACAAATTAAAAGTTTATGATGTTGCAAAGATACGAATATCTTAAACGCAGCACCATAAACTCGTAGATATTTCTGTAGCTATCTGAATATCAGACAAATACAGTTACGATAAAAAACACCTCCTTTCTTTATTCGTCCTTAAATCTGGTTCTCTTCTCTCCACCCCTCGTCCAGATGTCGCTTTCCTTGCGTTTCGCCACCTTTCCGATAACGTCATTCTCGTAAAGTTCGGGCTTATTCTCCCTACCTTGGGTCTCTGAAGCAACACCACCATTCGGGTTGCCACCTTGGCTGGCATCAGGTTTCCCATTGCCATACCATTCCTTGTCACTTGGTTTGTCTGCAATCATAACTATAAACAATTAACTATAAATTATAAACTAAGCATCGAGCGGTGGGTTCTGTCCATCAGGACTCACTCCCTGACCACTCATCATCTGCTGCAACATCGCCTGAGCCTTAGGATTGCTCTGTGATGCCTGAGCCACTTGTGCTTGAAGCTGAGGAGAGAATCCTTGTGGAGTCTCACCATTCTGAATGGCTTGCTGGTTGGATGCAACCGATTGCAACAACTCCTCTCCAAATGGGAAATCTCCTACTTGCAACAACTGCTCCAGCGTGATAGCCTGATTCTGCCACAAAGTCATAAGGAACTCATTTGCCATCTGTCTGTATACTGGAGTAGCCGTACTTTCCGTGATGTTGATGTCAAACTCAACGTCTCGTATCTTCTTAGGGTCGTAGTGTACAATCTGTCCTGCCCTACCAACGATATTGAAGTTGCGAGCCACATCGTAGTACTGCTGCATATTCTTCACGGTCTTGTAAGCACCATCAATGATGAACTGGCTGAAAGTCTCCAAAATATCAAGCAGCGACATGGTAGCATTCTGAGTCTGCTGGGCATAGAGCGAACCGCTCGTACCTGATACTCCTGGTTTACCTTGCAAGGCTCCGTTCACGCCCGATATATCCTCGAAGAACTTCAACTGATAGCTGAGCAAGTCACCGATGCCGATATTCGTAGAGTTGTTCGCTACTTGCTGAGGAACCTGACCGCTCTTGTTTGGCTTGTATCTCACCACACCATTGAATCTACTCCACTCATCGCAGAAATCATCCCAACTCATATCATCAGGCAGACAATCCTCAGGACAGAGCAGCACACCCTTGGCACTTGCACGCATGATGAAGTCATACATCGTGATAAGTCGGTTCACGTATCTCTGCTGGTCAATCACATCTTCCACGAAGCTGTGAATCTCGCCATCAATAAACGGATAGAACTTAAAGCAGTATGGATGCTCACCATGAGCATAAGGGGTCTCGCCTTCTCTCAGAATATCACCGAAAGGAGAAAGATAGTAGAAATGCCAGTAATCATCCATAAACCACTCGGCATCAATAAGAGGAATATCCTCTTCCAGCATGCCAGCAGCCATACCTCGCCTGATTCTGTCTCTGTTCTCTGCATCTACAATATCAGCCTTATCCTCAATATCAATCTTGAAATCATCGCCATTGTTGTAGTCGTGGCATCGGTATCTCGGTTTACTCTCCTTGCGCCAAACCTCAATCACTCGGCAGAGCGAAGGGTTGGCAGGATTCATAAAGTCGATAGTCTTAGGGTCGAACTCACCGAATCGATGAGTGCAGTCTGCAATCACGAAATCTCGGTTAGCCGCCAACCGGTATATCTCCTTCAACTTACGAGCCTCAGCAGGAGACTTGGCAAACTCTCTCAGCACGTTGCCGATGGTAATGTCATGCACCTCACCCAAACAACTCACGTCCCAACCACGGAAATCCCTCATATTGTTGTCTATGAAGAAATTGTTCGGATTCACGTAGTCAGTCCAGCAATCCAACCTGCCTCTTCTCCATCCATACTTTTTCTTATAGATAGCAGCACCGCTTATCAGGAACTCTTCCATGGTTCGTGCATCCAGTTCCGTCTCTCGGTTCAGTTGTCGGTTACATTGCAGCACCACGCTCATGGTCTCACCATATCGTTTCTCATCCTTATCTCTGGCATTGCAGGTAGGTTCCTTGCTCTGGGAGCGATATACACCCAGCACATTCTTCACCAACCTACGGATAAGGTTGTTCTTCAATGGTTCGCTACCCTGCTCACGGATATAGTCTTCCTCCTTGATACGCTTTTTAAAGCCACACTTGTTTTTGAACTCAATGGTATCGCCCCATTGGTCTCCATAGCAGTATCGCTTGTTTCGTAATCTTCTCTTTCGGAAGTTATCCATATTGTTATAGTATCGTTGAGCCTCCAGCAAGATTGAGAAGGCACGCTCGTATGGCTTGTCAAATCGGTTCTTGGATGCCTTCACGCTATCCAGTTCTTCCTTGTCAAGCACCCTACTCAACGATAGCAGTTTGGTTTCTTCTTTCTTCTTTGCCATAATTTATGATGTTGTAGGTTCAACAATATGTGCCAACTTTCTAGCCACTCCAAGGAATCCGCTTGCAGTATCGGTATCGCCAAGGCTGATACAAGTGAGATAGCCAGCCATGTATAAGATGGAATCTTTCAGGACGGAAGGCAGACTGATTTTCTGTTCGGTAGTGATAGATGGAATCTGAACGTAGATGAATGCCAACGTAGCATTCTGCTTTTTGCTAGTATATAGTTCGATGCTCTTGCTGTTAGCCGTATGCACGATAGCCGCAATCGGTCGCTCAGGATTTCCCCTGACTCCATATTTGCAGTTCTGATACTTGTAGGCATCATCACTCTCTGAAATGATTTCAGCAGGACGGTTCCAGCCTTCTGCCTTCACAGAAATGATTCTCAACATATCGGTAGGCAAAACCATCTTACCCACGTAATAGCCGTTGCTATCCGTCCATGTCACTTCATTCGTACACGCAGTACCTTCCACCATATCCTCAGGAGTTTCAGAAAGAATGATTCTTGCTGCATCTACGATTTTACTCTCAATAAGTTCTGCTTGCGAGAGTGTATCAGAATCGCTAGGAGCCAGCAAGCCAGCAGACTCTTGGTTTCTATCCAAGAGCACCTTCACCTCTTTCACTAAATCAGATACAGCATATTCTACCATTACTCCAAACCTTCTAGTTCAACACCCTTTTCTTTAGAAATAGCCAAGATGTCTTCCTTGGTCTTCATCTTGGAACGGCTCACACCATAGGTCTCAGCCAGATAGTCCTTGGCATCCTCAACATCTGTCACTACGTGGGTCTTCTTCTCGTCAGCCACTTTCTTCTTTGCCTTGGCAGCAGCCTTCTTCTTGGCTTCAGCAGCTTCCTTCTTCTCGTCAATACTCTCCACCAAGAAGAACTTGTCGTTGAACCAATAATGAGACTCGATAGCCTTCTGTACCTTTGGGTCTCTTGTCATATAGATACTACAGCCCATAGTCTTACCCTCAAAGACGATACGCATTCGCTCGTCACCTACCATAACGCTGAATGCCAAATCAGTACCTGCTTGATATTTATTAAACATGATTATACCTTATTATATATGTGTTACTAAAAAAGGGATGGGGCTAGTGCCCACACCCCTCACTATTTGATGAATAAATTTGCAATTCTACCTGCTTTTAGGCAGCAGCCTTGATTCACTCTGTATCAGAAGAGTCCTCTGTTGCAGGAACCGCAGCAAGGCGCATACGAGCGTGTGCCTTAGGGTACTTCAAGTACAGACAAGCTACCTCCTGAATAACTACTGCATCGGTGTTACGGATGCCAGCCTTCTTCAAGTCGAGCACGTTACGTGTCCAAGACAAGTGTACTCGCTTAACCAAGAACTCAGGGTCAAGAGCAAAGCCGCAATCGCTCATACCGAAGATGTCAAACAACTCAGAGTGAATCATCAACACCTCACCGAAGTCAGTCTCCCAACTCTTGAACTTCAAGTCCCAAACCTCAACGGTGTCCTTCAAGCGGAACTTGTCAGAATCAATCTTACTGAATGCGCTCACGAAGTCTGAACCAGCGATAATCACCTTGCGCTTGTTGCCGATACCAGTACCCACGAACAAGTCCTTGGAAATATCAACCAACTCCAAGTCTGTAATCACTCGCTCATTCTTACCATAGCCCTTCTTAATATCGTCAGCAGTAGCAACATGACCTACCTCAATGTCCTTACCAGCCATCCACCAAATACCCTTGGTAAACCACTGGGCAGAGTTGTTCTTGGTAGTATGCTTGATACAAGCCATATCACCGAAGAGATAAGTACCTTCCATCGCAAGACGCATATCATAGATACTATCCTCCTCGATGTCAGAGAAATCCCAGTCTACTCGCTTAGCAGCAATCTTATTAAAGGTACTCTCCTCAACCTGAATCATGAAGTTCTGGCAGTACTGAATCTCAGAATCAGGAAGGTTGTTGAAACGACCCGTCTGAACGTCCAACTCACCGCAACTCTTCGCCATACGGATAAGTACCTGCCCCTTATTTAAAGCAGGAATGCCGATAGCCTGCTTGGTGACCAACTCGCCATTTACAGCATACACAATAGGATAACCCTCTGTATCTTTACCGCAAACGCAAAGTTCCAAATCAGGAGTAGGAGCATCTGTAATGGTTGAATAAGCAACACCCTTATAGTTTGTAATCGCCTTCACACCTACCACTCGGATGGTATCATCCAGAGTAAACATTTCAGGGTCTTCTACCTTCAATACCATAGATGTACCAGTACTCTCCAGGGTATCCTCCTTGACGGTTGTCTTGATAGGACGTGTACCGATACTCCAATACTCAACTACAAACGAACTAGCAGACTTGGTTGTCGCATAGCGTGAAATCTGGTCAACTGGAGTAGCCATCGGACGAATCTTGGTAATCTTGTCGTTGATGTCGTTCTCATAGAACTCCGTGCCATTCTCGTTATAATGCTCTCGACCCTTGCCCTCAGTAGCAATACCATCATCCTGACGAGCCGCACCGCCATTGCCAGCATCATTGGCAGCAGTAGTACCACCAGCTTCCGCAGCGTGACCACTCTCGGTAGTACCGCCATCAGGCAGAGCCGCCTCAGCCATGATAACATGACCATTCACTCCAAAAATAACTGCCATGACCATCAGAAAGACGGAAAGCAGCCGATTAAATGTACTTTTCTTCATTGTTATCCTAAATTAATTAAACATTATATATTATCTTTTTACCTTTTCTCATTATCGAATGTGTGTTCTCTTCTCGTTGCCACGCTGCCAGATATTACCCCTACGTGATATTCTACCAACAGCACCAAGGTCAGGCTGATTATCCGTAGGCTTGGTCTCCGCATTAGCGGAATCAAGGTCAGCAGTACCATCGCCCTTCTTTCTCAGTTCAAGGTTCTTGACGTGCTTGCTGTTCTTGCCACGAACCTCACCCTCATGGGCTGCATCAGCCACATCAGTATCATGGTTCTTAGCCTTAATGAAAGCTGTAATCATTTCCTCGGTAAACTTACCAGTCACCACATTACGCATAGTCTGAAAACACTGGTCGATAGCATCGTTCACAGCTTCCTCGCCATACTTCTCTTCCAACTTGTCGAAGACCGCATAGCTGGAAGGCATGTTCTTGTCATACTCCTCCTGCAATTTCTTGCCGTTGGCAGCATTCTGCAAGAACTCCGACTGAGCCGATGCAATCTCATCTGCATTGTCAGGGTCTGAATAGTAATCAATGGCATCCTCGCCATGGGTACGAATCAACTCGGCATAAGGACTCTTGCCAGCCTTCATCGCCTGAAGGAAGGTAGCCGCCTCAGGGTCACTACCCAGCCAATCGCCCATCGCCTTTTCGTTATCCTTGTAACCCTGCAAAGCCTTCTGGTCAGCATCATAATCATCATTGATGGCTCCATACATAGCTTCATCATCCGCATACTCAGTATCAGGATGGCGGGTCTTCAAACGCTCCAAAGCCAAGTCTCTCTTGGTCTTGGTATCTTGCTGTTTTGCAGCACCAGCATTCTGCTCAATATTTGTATTTTCGTCCATATATATATGTGTATATTTATAAATCAATGCCCAAAATTAATACTTTTTTCCGATTTTCATCTTTTATCCGTTAATTTAGTCTAATCGGATGCGACTAATTCAATACTTTTTTGTATATTTGCAGTGTCAGATATGAAATATAAGGATTCACGATGCTATTATATACAGGAACGTGATGCTGATTTATTGAGGGCTTACAAAGAAATTATTAATGTAAGAGACAATATCAGACTCTCAGAGATTGAGGAAAAGCTAGCCAAATCTCCGAGCAGAAGATTTTGGGTTTCAGAAGACCGTGCTTATATAGTCATATTAGACTTACTGAAAGGAAAACCTCTTGATAACATGATTCCTACCCGAAAGGAAATGTATCAGGAGATTTACAGACGATTCCAGATTCATAAGAGTAATGAGCCATATCTCAGTAATATGGATATTATCAAACGTGTATGTGCTGAAAAAGCACCCAGTTTCTATTTGACTCCTCAAAGCATACACGTAATTCTTAGCAGGGTGAGAAAGGAGGAGAAGCAAAGATGCTACGAGAGACGAAAGAGAAGATTGCGCTTTATGCTGGGTACATTATAATAATGTGTATCACTTTTCTAGGATATGATGGCATGGGTCTCTTTGACGATTGTTCTATTCAGAACCGACTAAGCTACCCTTTCTTTCATCAGAACATCTTTCATGCTGCCATCAACCTTTATGTTTTCCATCAATGCTACCGAGCCATCCCTTGTGGCATCGGTCACTTGGCGGCATTCTATCTCATAGCCATCAGCTATCCCTTCACCTCATCCGTGCCAATCATCGGTCTAAGCGGATTTATCTATGCTTACATGGGCTTTATCGCCCCTTACGTGGAGAATAAGGTAAGATACAATCTCACCATTCTCCTATATATCTGTGTTGGAATCTTCTTCCCTTGCATGGCAGTTGGAGTCCACATCTATTGCTATGTACTTGGTCTGTTGTGGGGATATTTAAATGCACCGCTATGCCAAGACAAGTAACCGCCAAACTGACTGATGCTGTAGACAAACACGTATTGGGCATCCTGAATGAGAACGAGAAGCGCATCAAGGAAATCAACACACCCTTCAATCCCATCAAGGGTGAAGGTTGTGGAGATAAGCGATTCCTGCTCTTCCTTCCTGATTTCCCGATTCAGAGACAGCAGCTTCCAGTTTCGATGAAGAAGATTCCGCTCGTCAAGATGCTCATCGAGTTTGGTAGCTGCAAGGCGGTAATCGAGGAACTGCACAAGGATATAGACGAGCCGTACAACCTAGAAGAGGAAATAGAACAACTGGTAGAGCAGTTCACTCGCATCAGGATGAAACACGACCCTTTCTTCTTCTTCGCCACATTCATCTATATCAAGCCGAAAGGTGGAGGTCTCCCCTTTCGCTTTGTGCTCAGAAGACCGCAGCGCAGACTGCTCAGGTGGCTAGAGGAGCGAAGGAAGAAGAATCGCCCTATCCGTCTCATTCTGCTGAAAGCACGACAATGGGGAGGTTCAACGGTTATTCAGATGTACTTCCTATGGTTGCAACTCATGTGGCAGAAGGGTCTCAACTCGCTCATCGTGGCTCAGGTCAAAGATACAGCAGAGACCATTCGAGGTATGTTCGAGGAAGCTCTGAAAAACTTCCCTACCAAGTTCCTCTACGAAATGGGAGAAGCGTTCTCTGAGAACGAACCGAAGTTTGTTGGAGTAGGAACATCAGGTAATGTAAAGAAGGTTCCTCAGCGATTCTGCAAGATTAAGGTGGGTTCCATGGAACGACCGTTGTCAGCCAATGGTGAAGACTACAACTTGGTACACCTTTCCGAGGTGGGTTTGTGGAAAAAGACAGATGGTAAATCTCCTGAGGAGGTAGTACAGAATGCTACAAACGGTATCTTGTACCGACCATACACGATGATTGCCTATGAATCCACAGCCAATGGTACTGGTAACTTCTTCCACAAGGAGTGGCTTGCCGCCAAAAAGGGACAATCTCAGTTTGAGCCGTTCTTTGTTCCTTGGTACGAGATATACGATATGTATCATCTTGAATTTGAAAGCAAGAAACAGAAGGTAGAGTTTGCCAAATGGCTATACGAGAACCGCAACAATACCAATACGATGTCCGACCGAGAGGAGCCATGTACCTATCTTTGGAAGTTATGGACACTGGGTGCTCCACTCGAAGCCATCAACTGGTATATTGCCGAGCGCAGGAAGTTCACCGACCATGCCGATATGGCTGCTGGCTACCCTACCGATGATATTGAAGCATTCAAACATTCAGGAGCCAAGGTGTTTGCCGAAGACAAGGTTGACAAGTTCCGCAAGGGATGCCGAGCACCTAAGTTCATCGGTGATGTTTATGGTGACGGATATAAGGGAAAGAAGTGTATGCTGAATATCCGATTCTGTGAAGACAAACAGGGTCAGTTGTGGATATGGAGCAAGCCTGAGACCTTTGATGATTGTAAGGTGATAAACCGCTATCTGGTAGTAGTGGATATTGGTGGACGTAGCAAGAATGCCGACTGGTCTGTTATCTGTGTCTTCGACCGCTATTGGATGATGGAAGGTGGCAAGCCGTATGTGGTAGCCCAGTGGTATGGGCATATTGATATGGACTTGCTGGCATGGAAGGCGGCTCAGATAGCCAAATACTACAACGATGCTCTGTTGGTGATTGAATCCAACACATTGGAGACGAAAGACAAGGAGCACATCTTGGAAGGTGGTGACCAGTCTGAGTTCATCCTGAATCAAATCAAGGACGTATACGACAATCTCTACGCTCGCAAGCAGAGTGAATCGGACATCAAGAATAAGGTTCCAGTGAAGTACGGATTCCATACCAACGTGGCAACCAAGCCGATGGTTATCTCAGTATTGGTTCAGGTTATCCGTGAACAACTCTATGTAGAGCGAGACGATAGATGCTTAGATGAATATCTCACCTACGAGAAGAACGGAACGGTATACGAGGCAGCAGACGGAAAGCACGATGATTTGCTCATGACCAGAGCCATCGGACTCCACATCTGTTTCAATGAAATGGAAATGCCTAAGATGATACAGATTCAGACAAGAGTAATGAGAAGAAAGGTTTCTGTTTCGGCAGCAACCATCATATAGTTTCAAACAAATAATTACGATTATGAAAGTAACAAAGATTTTCAAGCGCATCAAGTGCGAAATCATGTACCGCCAAGCTACGGCTAAGGCAGACTACGCATCCAAGAAGAACCATGGTGAAATCTTCTACGTCCTTCCTACGCAGAAGGGCAACCTCATGATTATGAACCGCTCACTCTTCGAGGCATTCAAGAAAACCAAACTGGTAGACAACGACATAAAGGTCAGAGACCTCTTCAAGGATTGTGTCTATCATACCAACTGCAAGAGTGAGAAGGGAAAACGCAGCCGCAAGCGCAAATTTCTCAGATGGAAGGGCTTAATCTAATTTTTTCTGCCCTAAATAAACGGATAAAAGATAGGTGGAGAAAATTCTGCCTATCTTTGTCTATTATTAATAATGTATACGTATATGGATATTTATAAGATTGTTAAAGGCAACAGCTTCGACCTTTTCATCAAGCTTCAGAAAGCCTACATCAGCAAGAATAAGCAGATGTTGGAAGATGTTGACGTGGCTGCCATCAGTAATCTAGAAGTACATCTTACTGATGCCTTTGGAGAGTGTGTAGCAAAAATGCCTTTTGTTCAGAGCGGAACAAATAATAGTGAAGTAGAACCGAGTGACATTTGTGTCAAGTTCCCACCATTTCTAGAGGAAGGACTATATGGCATTACCATTCGTGGCAAGTACAACGGAAACGACATCTGTAGCATTGAGCACCGCCTTTTCCGTATCGTGGAGCGAAATGGCAAGTCCCATATTCCTCTCGGCATCGTAGAGGGTGAAATGGGAGGTATGTACAATGCGAAGTACTGGATAGAACTGAACACAAAAGAAGATGTCATTTTTTCTTACTATGGTGCTTTATCTACCACAGACCCTAACAAGGTTAATGTCGAATACTTACAACAATTCTCAGGTGTTCTCTCTGGACAGACAATAACCATCAGTACAAGCGAAAATGAAGACATCATCTGGGTAGTATCATCTGTTCCTCTCACATTCCTTCAAGGTGGTTTGCCATTGGGAATGCAGCAGAGTAAGATAGGAGAACTATACTATTATCATTCCGATGAATTGATTTCAGGCGATTCCACAATAACGATTATATAACATAAAATAATATAAATATGTCAGAACAAAGATATAACGAAACACTCGTTTCAGGTAGAAAAGATGGTAAGTTGGCTAATTCCGACAACATCTTCGACAAGGACAGAGGAAAGATGCAGTCAGACATCAATAAAGAAATGAAGACTCGCACCGACAATTCCTTTGATTCCTTAAAACAAACCAAGCAAAGTGCAGAGGATGGTGGCGAGAATGTTATAACTCTAACCCGTCATGATGGTACGTCCGAGCAAGTTAAGTTCTACAATGGTAGTAAAGGTAGCAAAGGTGATAAAGGAGACAAAGGTGATAAGGGTGACAAAGGTGAAGTTGGTATGCAGGGAAACAGCGGTGTAGCCAATGCGAGCAACAAGACCCTAGTCAATGATGCTATAACTGGTGGAGAGACCGACTTTCTTTCAGCCGAGGTGGGCAAACTAGGCATCCTAACTTACGACTGTTCAAAAGGTGGAACCGTAACCCACGCTACGCTCCAAGATGCCATCAACTCTGTTCCTACCACATTTCAGAAGGTAGGTCTCACAATCACTTACAAATCAGGTGATACCATCTACCGCTATACTTTAAAGGCAAATACATGGTCAGCAGACCCTGCAAACTGGTTCTCTGTAGTAGATAAACTCAGCGACTTAGCGGATAAGCTATCAAACCATGTGTTTGAGAGATATGATGAAATCAAAGCAGTTTGGGCATTCGACAAGAAAATACCTAATGATGTTATTTATGCAAGACTTATCGGAAAATATTCTACATCAGAAATATATGGTAGTATGAGTAATGTATCTACAGGAAATGGTTTGACGCATGAATTTAATAAAATAGATTTATCTTCTCAAGACCACGCTTGCAAGTTATATCTTACGCCACTAGATAATCAAGGTGTCACCCTTGAATACTTTACTGAGAGTGACCTTGCAAACTACATCAATGATGTTGATAGCAGGGAGAAGAAGGATATTCAAGATGTGAATGGAAAGATAGAAAAATTAACAACCAATCACATTACCGAAACAACACAAGTTGGCGCAAAGTGGGCTTTTGAAAACAAGATACCAAACATTTTGATGTTTGCAAGACTTGTTGGTGATTATACTGATGCACAGATTTATAATAAAAGAGTGCATACAAACAATAGCTTGACACATGAATTTAAGAAGATAGATTTGAGTTCTTTCAATTCAAATTGTGAGTTGTACTTAGCTGCAACAGAGGTTGGAACTGTCACCCTTGAATACTTTGCAGAAAGTGACCTTGCAAACTACATCAATGATGTTGATAGCAGGGAGAAGAAGGATATTCAAGATGTGAATGGAAAGATGAATAATTCTATAGATTATAATCATGGAAATTATAATCTTATGAAACATATCACCGTCAAAAAGAATGGAAGTGGAGATTTTACTAACATTCAAGACGCAATCAATTCAGTAAAGGATGCAAGCCAAACAAATCAGTACGACATACAAATCTATGACGATTTCGTCGTAAATGATTTAACTCAGCTATATTTGAAAGATGGTAGCAGAAACACAAATATTATCCCAACCGCTCTGTGTGCCTTAGTTTGGACTAAATCTTGGGTACATCTTAGAGGTATGGGGAGAAAGGTTAAGTTGTCTGTAGTTTCGCCTAGTCAAAATATGGATGGAGATGCTTTTCAATATATACAGACATTGTTCGTGAGGGGTAATGTTATTATAGCCAACCTTGAAGTTACTATTAAAGGTGGAAGATATGCGATACATCAAGATGAGAGTGCCAATGGTTCAAATAGTATAGATGCTAATTGTATTACTAAATATAGAGATATTACAGCAATACATTATGGTAACAACGATTATACAAATGGTAATAAGTGGTCATCATGTTATGCGCAAGCTAATGGAATATCGGATGGTCAGACTATGATTTTTGAAAATTGTAAATGGTATTCTTATACGCAAGAGCCTTTCTATACGCACGAAAATTACAACTATAAAAATAGTTGTAACATGAAATTCAAGAATTGTGCCATGGGAACAGCCTACAATACTGGGAATATAGACAGAAATGTATATTTTGGGGATTTAGGCTCTGGGAAACTTGCCAACGTAACCATCGAGGGATGCAATTTTCCTGCATTTACAGCTTACTCGTTTAAGGTTAACAGGGGCACAGAGAAAGAAAGAGTAAACGATGATATTAGGCTTGGTGGTGTAATGCTCCATGGAAGCTCTAACGGGAAAATGTTGGTGAACCGTCGTAGAATCTATTCTCTATGTCTACAGACTTTGCAAAACAATCACAATGTAAAAGTTGTTGGCGGAACTGCGTATGATAGTATTTATGGAGAAGACTACAAAACATACAATGGTACAATTAACGCTCCAGGATTAGCGATAGGAATACGTTTAATGGCAGATATGCAGTCTTGGTGGGGAGCAGATGCCACTAATGTATATTCATTAGCATATAGATTAGGTAACTGCAAGGAAACACAAAAAACTTTAATTGTGGAGATTGATGGAGAACAGCATGTAATTATGTTTGATAAAAATTATATGACAGAAGATGGCAGTAGCTATGACATACACACAACTCCGAAATATGATTTTAACGGCATAATTAATGACGTTAATGCCACAATAAATGATTATGGAATAGCTTTTGCCTCTAACTTTTGGTATGATTATAAGTACTTTGAGGATGAGGAGAGTACGATGTTCAATAATACCAATGAAGCTATTATGCCTATGGATATGCTCGTAAGGAATGGTGATAATTGGAAAAAGGCTAATTCAGAAACCGCCAAATATGTTGAAGGATTTGCAGAGGAAAGGATAAACCCAATGAATTTTGGTAGAGTATGTCTAATCAAAAATTGTTATATACCTGCAACATCAAAAAGCATTGGCATATTATTAACAGTTGACAATAATGCTCATTTAGTGGAAACTTCTGATGAGAGCAAAGCAATATTTAAATATGTAAACAAAAATGTAATTGAGCGATTTTGAACTCTAAGTCGCTGACTTCATAAATATAGAAGAAGGGTGAGTCGAAAGATTCACCCTTTTTCTATACAGCAAGCCTTAACTCCATACATATTAACAATACATTTTAAAGAACCCCTCGCACAAACTCCCCATCATATAGCATGGTTCCTCGCTCAGCATATTTATTCCATCCTGCTCACAAATATGCGCTACCACATGAAGAAGCTCATGACCTATTGTATTGATGATGCTGCCATCAGATTCACACTCCCCAATGGCAAGCACACTTTTTCTTTCGGAAAGGTTGGAATAAGTAAGACCTCTGTCTGCACTCACCTTGGTTAGATGTTCGTAGGCTTCCGTTAAAGGATTTTCGTTGCAGCCAATATCCGAAAGAGCATGGCATATCTCATCGGCATCAGGTGGCTGATAACCTATGAAACATACTATGCTCCAATCGTACTTCGGAAGTTCTATTACTCTTCTTATCATAATACATCTTCCCAAGGAATAGGCACACCATTGTGGCAGCAGTCGGCATAAAATCTGTTAAAGATGAAACCATCCTTCTGGTCGGCATCATCCACCATATCCTTGATAAACTGGGCTAGCTGCTCCTCATCCTTGATGGAAGACTTGTAGAAGTCTGCCCTCGCCATATTCGCCACGTATACATGGTCGTAGCCTATCTTATTCTTCACCTCTATTCCCTGACCAAGCAGAAGGGAATCCACCTTCTCCTTATCCCAAAACGAGACACTTACATCACGCTTGGAGGAAGGGTCATACTTGTACATCAGGCTCACCGCCCACTCGCACATCTTTTTGCTGAAATGATAGCCATTGTATCTGAGATAAGAAACCATTCCATCAGGTTTGAGGTCATACATATCCAATGGCATTCTGCATTTTCCCATATTACTGAATATTAAAGGGAGTCTGGTTCCGACATAAATGTCGGTGCCAAAACTCCCAAGTTAAACACTAGCGACCGCCACCATTGTAGCCGCCACCACCTCTTTCACCATAGCGGTTCGGGTAGTTCCAATCATCGTTGACGTTGTTGAATCTACGTCTGTTCTCACGCTCCTCACGTTCCTCACGTTCTCTTCTCCAATCGTCACGATAATCAGGCATACGCTCACCCATACGCTCCTGCTTCATCTTTTTCAGACAAGACATAGCCTTGCTGCCAAAACCAAGCATGGACTCGATGTTGTCATACAAATCATCGAACTTATCTTCTGTAATCTCAATCATTACCATAATCTTCTTACCTTTATTAGTTCTTACTGAGCTTCAAGGCATCAGACAGAAGAGATTTGATTTCGGATAGCGTACCCTTCACTCCGTTCATGTCAGATTTCAGGTTACTGATGTCCTGCTCTTGCTGCTTATCCTTGGCAATCTGAGGATTGAGTTTGGCTATTATTTCATCACATGATTCCACTACTGCCTTATTGTAGTCAACACTCTCCAAGATACCCTTGGCTTGCCTGAGCATGGAATCAACCTCTGCGCACATGGCATCACGGCTATCGCTGACAACTACACCATTAGTTCCTGAGTTGGCTATCTGAGCCGTGGATGGCAGTTTCTCGAAGTTGAGTTGCTGTTCTCCAACCTTCACCTTTACATCAACCGTTGTGTCGAAGTTCGGCACTTGATTCGGGATGTAAGTTGTCGGGAACTTCTGCTGAGGGTCACTTACCGATATAACCTGACCGATTCTGAGAGTCGGCTTTTCTCCTCCCTTGTCTAATATGTAAAAAAGGGAATTTTGTCTTAAACCTTGAAACATTTTCTTTCTCTTTTATAGGGGCAGACATTGCTATCTGCCCCATTGTTAATACTCTGTTAGCCACCAGTTGGTTGCTGAAACCCAAGCAGTCGGATTGTTCCGCTCTTCTTGTTGATATAAGCTAGAGCTTCCGTAGTGCTTGAAAGACCCGCTCCAGTTACAGCAGAACCAGTATGGTCTACCACGGAAGACTTAGTTGTGCCAGCCGTTGTTGTTCCACTTGTAGTTCCGCTAGTAGTGCTGATGGTTGTTGCACCATTGTGTGGCACTACAATCTTGACTGGAAGGGATGCGCCAGTAGTTGGCACTCCCTGATGAATCTTTAGCAGTACGATACTCTCACAAGGTAAAGCCTTGTAGCAGCTAGGATTGATACCGAAGTCTACACTCTCGTTGGTTACTTGAAGTGCATTGGTCTTCAATTCATAGATACCGCCAATATCAACTCTCTTGATAGGATTCCGTCTCCTGACCATTGGGAATAATGGGCTGAAAGGATAGTTTAAAGGGAACATAGTTACCTCCTTTCCTTTAACAACCACAACCTACGGTTGATGCTGCGTTGGCTGCTGCTACATCACCAGCGTATGCTCCCATAGCAGCTGCTTGGAACACCTCTGGATTGTAAGTCTTCAACTGAGGATATGGTACAGATACGGTATTAGGCAACTTGCACTTGATGCCAGCTACCTCTGCTTGCAAGGCTGCAAGGGCAGCATTCACTGGAGTGATAATCTGTGCTTGGTATGCCTGCAAAGCCTGAGTCTGATGCTCGTTTGAAATCTGTGCTACAAGAGCACTATTCTTCTCACGAAGTGCATCAAGTTTGTCCTGCATTGCCTGAGTCTGCATCTGGTCGAGTTTACCCATCAAGGCAAGATGGTTAGACTGGTTGGTGTCACGCAACATTAAGGCGTTTGCATTGGCATTGTCGTTGATGGAATGAGTCTGCTGACAGATAGCCAACTTATTCTCATAACCCTGAGTAGTGATGTTGTTGTTGGTCTGGCAGCAGCAGTTAGCAATCTGCTGAGCAATCTGCATATTACCCTGCTGCAAAGCATTGATTGTCTGCATACCGCTCATACCAACCTGATTACCTACATTCTGAACCTGAGAGGTCAAGGCAGAAATGGCACTCTGAATCTGACCTTCGGTGCAGTTCAACTGGGTAGCCAAATTGCTGAGTGCATTGCGGTTGCCACCGATGGCATCCATCAGGAGACCACGACCATAGTCATTGTTAATCTCGTTTGCGAGACCACCACGACCATTATTGCCGAAACCTCCCCAGCCGTTACCTCCCCAGCCCATGAGGAAGAAAAGGAAGATTACCCACATGAACCATCCACCTTCGCCACCGAAACCATTGTTTCCCTTCATGGCAAGGAGGACATTTGGGTCAACACCCTGCTTCTGGAGCAGAGGCGCAAGAAGACCGAGCATCCCATTATTAGATGTTGAGCCTTCGTTTCCGAATACATACGTTTTACTTTCCATATTATCCTGAATCTTTTGTTAAACATTAATTGATTAATACTACGTAACGTTACGAGCACAAAGTTACGAATAATATGGATAGATATAGATAAACTCGCAAAATATTATATAAGTGCTTGATGAGCAAAGATTTATGATTACGTAAAAGGTCATAAATATACAGGAGGGGCGATTGGGTCTCTCCTATATATAATTAATGTGTAGCTATTACTAAATATGGATGCCGTACTTACGTGATAGCTTGTGGAAAAAAGCCTTCTTATTAGCGAAGTATCTGATGAGCGACTTATTCCACTTCTTTTCATGCCCGAACTGGTCGTGGATGCCTTCGGGTATCTTGCCATCGTGAACATACTTTTCAAAGGATGAGATAGACTTGCCCATTTCGTGAGCACACCATCCCTTGTTGGCTTGCGTATCATTCATCATGGCAGTAAGAAGTGCCACAAGTTCCATATCTCCTTCCGACAGACCGCAAGGGATAGGCTTGCCCTCAGCTTGGGCAACTGCTGATTCATGTGCCTTATCTGCGAGAGCACGAAGTCCAGCTTCGATGATGCTGTAATTTACTAATTGCGACATAAGCATATATAATTAAAATGAGTGTAATCAGGAACATATCACAATAGTACATCTGCTTCGTGATAACGATGGAACCATACATAATGTGTATTACGTTGACTCATGCTGCATATAAGAGCGGTATTCTCCACTCCACGCACAATCTGTGCAATACCTGACCCTTCCAAAGGGAAATCGGGTAAAGAATGTAAGTGATGAAGTAGAAGAACCAGATAGGTTCCTCGTTCTCTTCATACCAAAGCGTTATCTCCATCTTGTTGTCGTAGAACTGAGATACACTATACCATCTGAAAAGCATGACCAATATAGGCGCATACTTGAAATAAAGCAAGTCCGTCATAATCTTGCTGCGTTCAGGGAGTAACTTAGTTATCTCTCTAAACAAATTCCTGACCCGTTGGTCTTCGTCTTCTTCTTTTCTCATAAGCCATTGTTTTCTAAAAGTTTATATGATTGAGGTTCTTTTACTTATTTAATAAAAAAATCTTAGAGGTGGCAAATATAATAATAAATTAGGAAATAGCTACATTTATACACAACTTTAAAAGTTAAACTTTGTAAATACTTACAGATTGATAGATTCACACAAGAAAAAGGGGTAAAAAGTTTCAGATTGAAAGCAATTATCCCCCGAAAGCATAGCACTTTCAGGGGATAGTCATATATGTATTACTTCTTATCCTTTGCCTTCTGGTTAGCCACAACTACCTTGTTAGCCTTCTCCAGCACGGAAAGAATCTTCTTTCTCAGGTCACGAATCTGCTTCATGTCCTCAGCGTTGTAGGCATCCTTGCCATCATCCAAGAAACCTTTCTTCAACTCGGAAATCTCCTGCTTGTCAAGGGAAATCTCGTCAATGGCATCAATGGCAGCCTTGTTGTTGTTGTAGTAGCCATCGCTCTGACTAGGAGCCGTATCAACCAAGAGGTCATAGGAAGTCTTGAATCCGTTCAGTTTGGTGTAGAGTTGTTTCAGCTTCAAGTCCTCGAAATCATCCTTCGGAGTAGCATGAGCCTTGTATATATCCTCGGCGTTCAACTTGTGAGGTCTATACTCCTCCCCACTCTCATCAGCACGTTCCTTCTTCTTGTCTTCCTCATACTTCTTCACCTTAACATCATCCTGCTTGTACTTCTTATACTCCTCTGAGCCGTAGAACCGCTCCAGCATTGAGTAATCGCCATCCACCTTAGCTTGTTTCTTCAACTTGCTCAGGGTATTGGCTGCACGGTCGTGGTTCTCCTTCATATTCCAGAACTCATCACCTTGTTTCTTAGTAACCGGTCTATCATCAGGATTGCTGACGAACTTACTGAATAATGGAATATCAGCCACCTTAATTTCCTTCGGGTCATTGAGCGACTTGGTAAGCAAACCGATCACCTGACTGCCCATGGTGTAAGCACCACCGAGATAAGAAGACAATACATGGTCAACCACAGCAGGGTTATTCAGATTGTATCTTGGGTCACCGAAAGCATCCCATTTGTTCTGCTGCACATTAGGATAGTCGTTTCCGATTGAATTCATCATCCTTGATGCACGAACCAACCAATCAGGAGTGCCCACGTATGCCTTGGTAAAGTTAGGGTCATACTTGTTGTACTCTGTGTCCTTGAATAATGGCTTGCCAGTGAAGTCAACATTGAAAGCCAACTCAAAAACTGGGCGAATAGCATTCGGCATCAGACTGACAGCAATATTGCCATCATAGCCAGTAGGGTCAAGCGGAAGCATATCAACAACCTGACCAACCAAATCCCAACCATAGTCTTCCCAACTCTCCTCAGCCAATTCTCCACCCATCATCTTGGATGCAATCATATCACCCAAACCGTAGAAAGCACGGAACTCCTGAGCAAGAGGAATCTTCACGAACTCATGGGTAGTAGGAACCCACATAATAAAGTTGTTTCGTCTATCCCACTTGGAGAACTGCCAGTACTTCTTAGATATATCTTTGTACCAATCCTTATCATCATCACCATCGCCACCCAAAAAGGCAGCACCCAACTGCATTAGAGCGACATTAACAATAGGTACGAGTACACCACTCGCCAACCACGATGCAGTAACAGCCGTGAACTTGAAAGGATGATGCTTGGCAAGCGCACCCAAGGTCTGCAAACTCTGTACTGCTGGGTTGATGAAGAGATAGAGATTTCTAATAGTCTGCCAGCTATGTTCTCCAGTACCCTTGCGGTTGAAGTTCAGGGTCACGTCCTTGGCATCATTCACCGCCTCATCAATGGAACGTCCATACTGAATAGAGGTCATGTAGACTGCAAAGCGGTTACTATCCTCAATCATTCTGTTCAGGAACTCGATACTATCCATGATTGTGTGACCAACCTTTACTGGGTTCGCCTTCCATCTATCCAAATCCTTCAAGTCGTTCTTGAATTTCTTCTTCAAGTCTTCCACGTCAAGCGAAGAGACAAAGCCAGTTTCACCACCATTCATCATGAAGTCATAGAACATCTGTTCCTTTGGTGTAGCGTTTCCGTTGTTTACCTTATCTCTCAACTTTCCGTTCTGAAAATCTCTCAGCATGAATCCGAGATTCCAAGAGGTAGCAAGATTCTTTCTGAGCAGATAGTTGTACTTTGCATCCTCACGGATAGCTGTAGATGCCAGCGTCATGGTCAGGTCTCGGAAGTAGTTGGAAGGGATGAAGAGAGGTGAAAGACTGGTATAGGCAGCAGCCATCTTTCTACCAACAACAGCAATAACCCTCTTACTGATACTATTTTTGATTCCTTCACTCACTCGGTGTGCTCTGGTATTGTTCATCGCCTGAGCCAACTGAGGGTCACCATTCACATAGATAACGTACTCCTCGCCATCCTTCATCACTCGCACCTCATGTTCTCTCTCCTCGCTATGAGTCTGAGGATAGGCTATGTTCAATCCGTCTCTCTTTTGGGTAGCATCGCCAGTCTGCGCCATCTGCTCCATCTTCTTCTCGAAAGCATCAATGGCAGCTTTCACCTGATTGCTATTCATCTGAGAAGTAATCTGAGGTGTAGCAGGAATCCACTCCTCGTTTCCGTTGGCATCCGTACTCTTCACATACCAAGCCTTGCTCAGGGTCAGCAGGGAAGTTGGATGATTCTGAGCCAAGAGCATCAGGTGCTGCTTCACCCAGTTCTTGTTGTTCAGCAGGATTCCACTTTCTGCCATGTTCTCGATGTAGGCAATAGGGTCATCAGCGATAGAGGTTCGTCCATGTGCCTTCTTCAAGGTCTGATTGAAAGCACCATTGCCGCCACCGATATAGTCCCATACTTGGTCGGCAGTAGTACCATCCCAACCACGGAGAGGAATATAATGGCTATACATATCACGCACATACTGATAAGTATCTTTGCTCATCATGCCAGCCTTATAGCCATCACGGAGAATCTTCTTGGTAGCCGCATTCGTTGCATCCCATAGATTGTGAGTCTCGGTTACATACTTATCCTCAATATCCTTTACCAGTTTGTAGGCAGCTTCCTCAAAGTCTGAGCCGTCAAAGAGAGCAGACAAACCTGAGTAATCGTAAGCGATACCATTCTTGTCGTAGCGATAGTCCATATAAGATGGAGAATATTTCACCCTGAGTGCATTGTCTCTCTGTCTCCAAGTAGTGAAGTCTACTCTACCAAACTCTAGGTCGCTATCATTAATGATACGGTTCATATCACCCTTGTAAGCCTTGTATGCTGCACTTCTCTGAGCCACGTCCTCATAGTCAGCTTCCAGAGACTTCTTGAAAGCCATCTGAGCATCACGCTCCAAACCATGCTTAGCCATCATGTAGATACGTACATTATCATAGCTGTCACCAAGTATCTTCTTCATCTGATGATAAGCCTTTCTCAATGGCTGCAAGAACTCATTGTTGTACTCCTCAAACTCGTTCTTGCCCTTGCCGTGACTGCGGTTCTCGGCAGTATAGGCATCCTCAGCCATATTCAGGCGGTCAACACCCACTTCCTTCATGATAGCTTCCTGAGCCTTGCGGATAGCCAGCATACTATCTTGTAAGGCGATACGTTTGAGCACAGAACCACGCTGCAACTCTCGGTTGAACTCGCCAAGGGCAGTATCATCACTTAGAAGATGCTGCTCGTATGTTGGAGCAGTCTTCCACAGAGCCATCTGCTTGCGGTACTCGTCCACTCTCCTCAGGAAATCAACAGCACTCTCGCCAGCGTTGCGTTGTGGGATGGTTGGTCGCTGGGCATCCTTAGGCAGATTATTATCCTTCTTCCATTGGTTCAAGTCATGCTCAAACTGGTCATAGCGCAAGGAGAACTTGATATTACCATCCTCAGGAGTAGTTGGGCGCAAGGTGTTCTGCAAGAGAGGAGCAATCACATGCTCGGTCAACTGGGTAGGGATTCCGTTTCCGATGATGGTATGGCTCAGGTTCTCGGAGAATGGCATCTTGTAATCATCGCTCACTCCTGATACTCTTGCGAGCACTCTACCCATGGCACGATACACCTTGCCATCAGGCATCACAATCACATCACCGCTCTTGGTTCGGAGCGTTGGCAGCAGTTCATCTGCAAAGGCATGAGGAACCTTTCCGTCTGCGTAGGCACTACCCATCACATATAATGGCTTGTCAATGTTTCGCCAGTCAATACCATCAGCCTTCAAGCGAATATCCATCCAAGGAGCCACACCATTCTTCTTCTCGGTCAGGGTCGGGATAATATCAGCCACAGCTTCATACCATCCGCTCTTGCGTGCCATCTTCTTTGGCTTTTCAGGAAGTTTGCCATCACGAACCGCACGGACAATCAATCTTTCTCGGTTGGTGTAACCGCCATAGTCAGCAGCATTATACACATCTGCATCCCAAGTGTAGCCATTGGCATCCAGAGCATCGGTGATAGTCTTCATCGCTTCCGAATCCTTATATCCCTTCACGTTCTCAATGGTCACCACCTTTGGCTTTATAGCATTGATGAACTCGGCAGTACTAGCAGCAGTCTCCTTGTCAAGTTCCACCTCAGCATGGTTACTCTTCGCCTGAGAGTAGTTCTTGCAGACTGGACTGGCATGGAAATACTCCACCTCGCCATCTATCTGCTTAACCAATTCCTTAGGGTCAACATCACGAACATCAGCAGTAACGATATGCTGCCCGAAGTTGTTGCGATATACACCGCTTATCTTCTCATCATACTCAACTGCCACCACTGGGTCGATGATACCCTTCAAGCCTTCCTCTACAAGACCACCGCCACTAAAGTAGGTTCCAGCCTTAATGAGAGTTCCATCAAGGTTCTTCAAGGAAAACTTAGGGTCACGCTCTATAACTTCTGCAATATGTATAGCCTTCTTGTTGGCTTGTTTCCATCCCTCAGGTTTCTCCATCATAGATTTCAGAGAGAAACGGATATTGTCGCTACTATTGATAGCATCCATAGTAACCTTCTGTCTATCCTCAGCATTTCCACGCTCATAACTGCTCACATCAATGCCAGTCTTCTTCAAGGCATCTATAACATCACTTGGAGTATCGCTAGGAACGATAGCCTTCTCAAACTCATCAAGTCCGTAAGGTCTCATAAACTTGGTTTCAAAATAGAACACCTTATAGTCTTTCTTGATTGTATCAAGCAACTTATTGTATCTATCCATCCACTCATCAGATACCTCAATATTATAAGCCTTCTTCAAATACTCTTTTTCATTTCCCTTATGGTCAGTAAGTTCAACCATACGAGAAACACCGCTATCATCAAACGCATATCTGTTATTAGAGCCAACACGGATTTCATCAGACAATTCCAAGAACTCCTTGGTAATCTTGTCTTTTATCTGATTATGTCTCTCATCGCCAAAAGGAATCAACTTATCCTTGGCATTCTTCATGGCAGCAAGCGTATTAACCTCAGGAGAGTTCTTTGCTATGAACACACCAAGTTCTGAGCCGAAGGCAGTATAGCCGCCAGCCACACCCTGTTTCTTCATGAGCTTCACAGCATTTTCTATCGTATTAGGGATATACTTAGGCTTACCGCTAGGTGTAGTGCCATTATAAAGCATTTCCTCAACACCATATTCCTCTGTCTTCTTATCCAGCCAAGATGGGAAATCATCAGATAACTTCTTATTATCCTCCACCTTCTTCTTTGCAGTCCCCATCGTGTCGTGAACATCTACCTTTCCATTCTTTCTGTTATTGCGAACCACATCATTCACGAAATCAGCAGCGATATAGAAGTTCTCCACGCCTTCAAGTTCTTCAAGACGTTTCTTCTTCAAAGCAACAAGCAAATGATTACCCTGCTTTTCTGCACTTGCGATACGAGCCTTCAATTTCTCACGTTGAGCATCTACGTCATTATCCTTGCCAGTAGCCTTATTCATCAGTTGAATCAGTTCTGCTACCTCTTTATCAGTATAATCTGTTTTGTTGCCATTATCTGAGATACGCATCACCTCGTTGGTAATGTCGTTGTCATACTTGCCAGTCTGATAGATAGTTTCAGGATTCATGCCATTATCAAACAAGTAGTGCCAGTACAATCCGTCACGAACATCGCCACTTGACAAATATCCCTTCCAGCTTTCTCTTACATTGGAATAGATACCATTATCAACATCACCAAGTTTCACGTTCATGTCGGTATTGAAAGCCTTCTCGCCCTGCTTATTCATGATTCTCTCCACCTGAGGATATGTAGGTGTCCAAGCATCAGCCGTGAAGGTTCCAGCATTCTTGCCTGTTCTCTTAGCTAGCTTCTCAGCCTTAGGAATCAGGGTAATCTCTCCATAATCAGAGTATATTCCGTTCTTTGAGTCAATCACACCCATGGAAGGTGCGGCAAAGCCACCTTGCTTGATAGCCCTGCGAAGCTTATCAAGACTGATGTTGTGCATACCAAACATGGTTTTTTCGTCCTTCAATGAGAAACGCACATCCTTATTCTTCTCATTGAATCTCTGAGACAAAGGAATCACATTACCATTATCATCATAGGTAACGGCATCAAGCAACTTTTTGTTGTTCTTGCTGTTCTTATAGGCGAAGTCTGTATCATTGATATAATCTTCCTCACGACCATAGCCCCATTCTGCAATATCGTTGCCATCAAACCACACATCATCAACAGGAACTTTTTGTTCGATGATGTTGTAATCGTCACCCCATCCATGCAATTTTGCATTATCAACAGCATAAGCACGACTTGGAGTAACCCAGTCACCATTTCGGAAAGAACCTTCCTTCACATCAGAAGGAACACTACGATACATTGTAATAGTATTAGCTTTCTTCTGAATAGCATTACGAACGTTATCAATAGCATCCTTACGCATAGGGTCAGCTGCACGATAAGATGCGGCATTAGTCAACTCCTCCAAGTTGCCGCCATCAATATCATCATTGATATAATCACCAAGAGTTGATTCACCTTCAAACTCGCCATTATCCCAAGCCTCCTTGCGTTCGTCCTTTGTCAAGAAGTAACCATTACCCCAAGGTGCAGCACCATTGAAGGCAGATGTACCTTGATAGCTGGAATCTGTGGAATAGCCAGCTGCATCGGCAGCTTCATTCACCATCTTCTGAGCCTTTTCCATATTGCCATCTTCCACCGCTTTCAGGTATTCTTCATCTTTCAATGAGAATTTTGTGCCATCACTATCAACTTTTTCGCCATTTTCCTTGGTAGTCTCAAAAGAATTGATTATATTTGCAGCAGATTTAAGCTCTTCATCTGTTATTGAGGTTCCAGCATGGGGCTGGAGTGCCTCGATAAAGTGGAGGGCTTTTTCTTTGTCAACATTGCTTATTCTACCTGTATTTACCCAATTTATGATACCTTTTTCTTCCTTTGGATAGAGAGAAGTAATCTGATTAACCTCTAATACGACACCACCTTTTCGATGCTGTTCAACCGCTCTAATTGCTACGATAAAGTTCTTACCGTCTTTTTGAAGCTCAGTAAGTACAACATGGTCATTGGCGTTAGTGCCTTTAAATACCGCAATCGGTTCAGCAATAGCCATTGGTAAATTCTTCAAGTCGCTTGCATTAAATGGATGGTTATTCTTGTATTTATCACCCGATTTACGCACAAACTTATCAAATTCCAACTCAATATCTGCATCAGCAATTCCACCAGCCTTCAAGAAGGAACTAGAGCGACCCAAGCGAAGAATCTTATCCTTTTGGTTAGGATTCTTCACTAACTCATCTAACCTCTGATTGAAAGCATCGTTTACCTTCTTCAACGAAAACTTAGTGTTACCAACTATCTTTGCATCATCCTCATTAAATATCACATAGTTCAAGTCACCTTTTTTCGCTCCACCCCATATCGTACCAGCATAATACTTGATACCTGTAAAGCCGAGTGAAGATAGGAAGTTGCTAGATGCCACAAAACTGTCACGTTCCTCAAACTTTGTTCCATTCAACGCATAATACAACAGACCATTGTAAACATCGCCAAAGTTTTTGTCAAGTGAGTAACCATTGCGTACCAACCTATCAACATCAACACCTAGTTTCTCCAAACCTTCACGAACAATCTTCTTTTGCTCCTTCTTCATTGGTTTGTTCCAATCAAGGTAATTGTTGCCAGTATCATCAGGTATCTCTACCTCGTATCTGTTAGCCTTGGCACGTTTCAAAGAAGGAATATCTTCCTCTGTCAAGCCCTCAAACAAAGACTTCAACTTATCGAAATCAGCCAACTCCTTCTGTGCTGCATTTTGTTTCCACTCTGGCTTAGTCTCGCCATTGACGATATTCTCATCCTCCTTGATAAGTTCATCCATTCTGTTAAAAGTTTCCTTCTTTGCCTTAGCGAAAGAACTTCTCACAGCATTATCAATGAATCGACCGAACCAATTATCACCATTCTTGATAGCCTTGAAAGCCTTTGGAGTCTTTATCTTCTTTACCTTAGCTTTCAGAGCATAGGATGCACCGATTTTAGCCGATTTAGTCACGTAAATACCATGACCGAAAGTTTCTGAGCCTGCACCTTCATAGGCATGTGAAGTATCAAAGCGGTCAAAGTTCGCTCCTGTTCCGTGATAAGTCTTCAACGAGAACTTGGTGTGCTCTGTGATTTTCATATCCTCAGGCTTGAAGATAACATAGTTGGTATCGCCTTCCTCAGCACCACCAAAGTTACGACCAGCCTTATACTTGATACCAGTATAGCCAAGAGAAGCGAGAAGTTTGCTTGCTGCCTTATCATCATTGAAGGCTGCATCATCCTTAACACTTCTCATTGAGATAGTCTTATAGAAGTTATCAAAGGTTCTATCCTTCTTCAAGTCCTTAATATCGTAGCTACGCAAAGAAGGTAGTGCTTTAGCTACCTTATCTATCAGTTCATCAGTTATAGGAGCATCCCAATCCAGATAGTTGTTTCCATTATCATCAGGTATATCCACCTCATAGAGATTTCCCTTATACTTTTTAACACGGATATTTCTAGGAGCAAGTATGAGTTCTGCTGCATCTACTTTGTTCTGATAACCACTCCTTATACTACCATAAGTACCTTTAAGAAGGTCTTTAAAATAAGCGTAATCACCTTTTCGCAATATGCTTTTAGCTTCTGATACACCATATTTTTCAAGATTATACAAGAAATCATCAAGAATATTAGCGTTGTCTATACCTACCTTATCCAACAAAACAGAGCGCAAATCATCATCAGACATTTCCTTACCATTATAGACGTAAGTAGGCTTTTTACGTGTCAACTCTACATAGCTTTTTCCTATCTCTTCCGATGAAGTAACATAGCCACCCCAACCGAACACTTGGGAGCCAGCACCCTCGCCCATGTGGTCGAAGTCAAACTCTGTGAAGTCAGCACCGCTACCATGATACACCTTCAACGAGAACTTAGGAGCATCAGCTATCTCCTGATTGATGCTGTTCACAACATCATCAGTAACAATATCGCCCTCCTGAATCTGCTGAGGTTCACGACCTGCATTCTTCACAAGTTCAGCTTGCTCTGCTCTGGTCAAGATACGGTTCACCTTCATCGCACCAGTAATCACCCAATGGTCAGTCTCAGGGTTCGGGTTGGTACGATACATATAATATCCATCAGTAGGCAGATGTTTCAAGCCAACCAATGAATGCTGATACTTGCCCGATGGATTGATACCCTCTTGGCGAGCTTCCTCCTGATAATCAACATCAGCAGCATACTCCACCTCAGCGAAGACGAAGTTCTTAGGGAAGAGAGTCTTGTTTCCCTCAGCATCCTTGCGGTTGAACTGGATAGCATAAGGCACTACACCAAGATGCCAGCCTGGTCTATAGGCTAGCTTACCGCTACCGCCTTGCGTTCCCTTACCGCCCTTCTTAACCTGAAGTCTGCCAGTCTTGCTTTCTCCTGCAATAGGAGCCGCATCAGCATCAAGCCATACACCAACCGGAGTAGCAGCACCATCAGGGTTCGCTACCATTGGTGGATAGAGTTTGCCATCCTTTAGCACAAACACCTTGTAGCCGATACCCTTCTTCTTAGGTTCAGGCTTTTGACGTAGAGAGAATGAAACATCTTCACCAGTCTCAGTATTCGTCACCTCACCATTGGCAGTCTTCACATAGGCTTGTTCGATAGAACGGATGATGTTCTTGGTCACATCGCTATACTCAGTACCAAAGAATGCCAACCTAATCTTCTGCAATATCTCATGGATAGCAGCGAGCAGAGGATGAGACATCTTCATAGCAAGAGTGTGAGCCAAGTTGAGGTCACGAATCATTTCACCTACAGCATCAGCAACAACCTCCTCAGCATAGTAATCTCTAGCACGTCCAGAGAATCCAGCATCGGAATATCTCTGCATGGTCTCATCTACCGCCTTGTCGAAGGCATCAGAGCCATAGGTATCGAGCACAAGCTGAGTCAACTCATTGTATGCAGCAGGGTTCAGATTCTTGATTTGGTGGGTCATTTCGTGACCGAAGATAAACTGAGCACCTTCCGTGATAGAAGAGTCAAGAGTGATGAAGATGGTACGATGCACGTTGCCATCGGCATCCGTAGTCTCCTGAATCCAGCCGTTGCCAAACTTGTCAGAGTACTGCCATTGAATGTTAGCACCCATCATCTTAGCCAGTCTCTCGAAAGCCTTACGAGTCTTCTGACCTACGATATTGTCAACGACCTTCATATCATCCACCTTATTCTTCTCTACGTCAGCAGCACGCTCGGCAGTTGTCTGCTGCTTGCCATTCTCCTTGGCAGAGAAAGGAAGGTCAGATTCATCACGCTCTGCGCCTAAAGGAGCTTCATCTGTAGCATCCTCAGGAACATTTATATTATCATTTATATTGTCATTTTTCTGCTCATTATCCGTTTCATTAGACAAATCATTAGATTCATTATCCGATTCATTATCCAACTTCGCCTCTGACTTCGCCTTCAACTCAGCCTTTTCATCCGACTTCGCCTTCAACTCGGCCTCTGACTCAGCCTCTGGCTGCTCAGCATAGGCTGCATTCTCCTGAGCACGTTTCTGCTCTTCAAGTATGTTCTCTGCCTGAGCAATGCGAATATTTTCAACAAAATTCCTTGCTTCCGATGCCTTGAAACCGCTATTGAGCACACCGATAAGTGCGTTGCGAATATCCTGAGTATCGAGTGATTCAAGGTTAGATGGAAGATTCTCCCATAGACTATGAACGAGCGCATCAATCGTAGTTCCCTTGCCATCAGCAGCGAGCAACTGAGTCTTGGCAAAGTCTTCTCTGCTCAATCCAGTCTCTTGCTTAACACCCTTGCTTGTTTCTGTTCCCTCATAGTTGAGAGAATGAGCACCGAGGTTGCTAGCCACATACTCCTCAGCAGTAAGCGGAATGGTATCAGTAACGTCAATGCCAGTACCATCATACAGACGATGAAGGAGATAGCCGATGGTATCTCTGTAGAGTTGTGATACAGCCTCAGCATCATCCTTCACAGCACTCTTCAAACGAGCGAACTTTCTTCTTGCCTTCTCAATGAGTTCCTTTCTACCCTCAGCAGTATCTTCCACCTTGGCAAGTTGTCGCTCATTATAAGCATCACGGATAGCTATAGCAGAGTCATAAGCCGCCTTAGCATCAGCAATAGCCTTCTCCTTGGCATCCTTAGCAGCCTTCTGTTCCACGAAAGTCTTGCCCTTCACGGTCATGTTGCTAGCCTTGTCGAGTGCCTTCTTTGCATCAGACACATATCCAGATACGATACTATCTGCATCCTCACCAAACTGATTATCATATAGCTCAGCAGTCTGTGCGGCAGTCAGCTTCGAGAAGTCAGGATTGCCATCCTCCAGCATAGGCACGATGGTTCCATCTTCAAGGGTAATGGCAGGAGCAGCAGGAGTCTGTTCTGTTGCAGGAGTCTCAGCAGATTCAGGAGCAGCAGTCTCCTCAGCAGGAGCAGCAATCTCGCCCTCTATTGTCGGAGTCTCCACCTCTATCTCACCTCTATTCTCTCCACTATTATCTTCTATCATTGAGGATTCAGGCATAGCTTGTTTGTATTCATCAAGCGACATAGAAGAGATTGTAGCCACATCTTCTTTGTTCACAGCATGAGGAACAATAGTACCATCACTCTTCAACTCAACTACCTTAGCCTTGGCACCAGTATCACGAATGAGGAACAATCTAGAGTTTGGATATTTTGTATTACCATCCTTGCCGAGCACATCAACGAGCACCACGTTACCATTATCATTGAGAATCTGATTGAAGTCAAACGAAGGTTGAGTCTCTTCTGTATTCTGAGTCTGCTGGGCTGCACGTTCCTTCTCCATCTGTTCACGCTCAGCCTTGGCAGCTTCCAGTCTCTTCTGGTCTTCCAAGTCTTTCATCTGCTGCAAGTCTGCAAGCGAATAAGGATTCTCCACCACGTTACCATCTATAGAGATAGCAGCAGTACCATCACCATAGTCAGCCAACACCTCATAGGTATGTTCAGTACCATCAGTATCAGTCACATTGAACTGGGAGCCAACTTCAACGGTTCCATCAATGATGCCAGCCACTTCCTTGATAGCATTCTCTTTAGCATCAGATACCGCCTGAGCCTTCACATCATCAGCAGGGAGTTCTTCACCCAGTTCAGCGAACATCACCGCATCAGCATGTTCAACGCTATTGGTTGTCGGGTCATAATAGAGAATCATATCATCGCTATTGCTTACATCAATGGAGCCATCATCATGAGTAGCAATATTACCACTGATAATATATACACCATAGTCTTCCAAGCCGCCTGATGCTTTGATAGTAGCGTTACGAACAGAACCACGACTCTGGTCTGTGTACATATCAACTCTCTGTTCTGCCTGATGTGCAGCGAGGTCAACCTTATCTTGTGCATCATCAACCACACCTTGGTATCGGGCAGAAGACAACTGGTAGTCATAGATAGCTTGGTCAAGTTTATCATCCTGCCCAGTCAGGGATTCCAGTTCCTCATCGCTCATGGCTGATAACTGCTGCTCAGAGATACCCAATGCTGCTGCAAGAGTCTTCATCTGGTCTTCCTGCTGAATCTGAATGTCATGCTTGTCTGCCTCATCAGCATCATGCCCCTCAGAATAAGCGTTGTCAATATCTGCCTGATGCTGCTCCTCAGGTGTTGTTGGTTCGTTGGTAATCTCCTTGGCATTCATTTCAGCAGTCTTGGCAATAT